CAATCTCCATGTCGAGGTAGATTCCAAGGCATTGGTGATGCATTAAAGATTCCTCACAGGTTGCATACGAACCTCGAGCTATTACTTTACTAAGATACACGCCGTCACATGCGTAATGCTGCCCTATCAATTCATATTCCATACATAGCCTCGTTTATCTCGCTGTCAAAAAAACTACCTTCTCCTCCACAATCAGGACAGGTTGGAAGAGACATAACATCAGTATCTTCGGTGGCATCATTAAACCCGTCTCTACCAGAACCATCACATCTTTCACATATGGTAGAAGAAATTCCGTTAGCGTAAGCCCACTCATTTTGGTTCATAAATTCACCTCATCAACTGCTTCAATCATTCTGTCCAGATACCACTTAGCCTTCTTCAGATCCTGCACTGGGTGCTCCTTGTAGCGCCACCTGTGAAGATACTTCAGAGTGTTACCCTCACAGTACTCAATAAACCCATCACCCAACTGTTGCTTGATATAATCAATGGCTTCGATGCCTCCATTGTTGTAGTGCTTAGGTTTAGTTACTGCGTCCCATTCTGCCGGTGTTGCGTCATTAAGTTTCATTGTCAATCTCTTCCTCAAACATGTCTATGTTATTAATAAACCTATCTTCAAATCTATCCAGGATATCGTCTTCGGTAATCTCAAGTATCTCACAAAGCAAAACAACATCGTAAGCCTTGGCTACCTTTTCCTTCAGTTCATCAAAAGTCCACGACATCTTTAGCACTCTCAATATATTTCAACAAGTCATCAATATTATGTAATGTAAAATGTTTAAACCCTTCCTTTTCACACCACTGTCCCATAGTCATCTTTGCTCCCTTCCTTAGTTTTTTATTTGGATCTGACAACACGAATATTAACTCCTGAAATATTAAACTGTCCTTTATTGCTTTATACTTTTGTGTATCCCCAACTCTAAAGTAACCTTTACACTCAATTAAAAAGTCGTCATAAACAAAATCAGGCTTGTAATTTCTGTATATCGTATAGGGGACTGTGTACGGCTCAAACTTAAACATACCTCTCGGGACCAACTCAGCGAACTTCTTCTCAAGCCCTGACCGGTAAATCCCATAGTTTTTAGTCGATTTGCTCAAGGCTTATCTCCTGTACCTTAGGCTCATTTTCAACAACAGTTAGAAACCTGGGTCCCGTGGAGTATAAAAAAGCACGTAAGTCAGGGTAACACACCTTTTTGTACTGGCAATAGGAACAACCCGAGGACAACTTCATGTTTCCGGATTTACCATCAGGCACAGGTTCATAACACACTTCGGGAGGCTCAGGCTGCTTTACAACTTCCTTAATCTCCTCGACTCTCTCCTCTATATCAAAAGACAGTTTTTCGTACACAGGTGCTTGGGTGTCTTCCTGGTCATACATCAGGTACGTAAGGTGACCATTCTGTTTGTCCATTGCAAGCCATCCGAATTTAGTTTCACCTTCCGAATGTGCATACCCTTTGATTTGAGCAACGTATCCAAAGGGATCGTCATACGCCATTGAGCCGTCTTTGAACTTTTTAAAACCAAAGGTGGAAACGGACTTGACATCAGTCACTATACCATCAATTTTACAGTCCATAGACCCAGAGATGCCGCCTACTTTGCACTTCTTCTGCTCGTCCGTAACTTCATGACCGGATAAACGAGTCAGGAAAAGTAATAATTCCTCGGTCAGATGGCCGTACATAAACTTAACAAGCGTATGTGGCTGCATCTTTTCAGTTACTTTGGCATTATTCACAACATTCCAAAGATAACGATCTTTACGCCCAATGTTTGACATACGTAGTGTACGTCTATCACCTGCACGGTCCTCTGAAAACAAAGTGTGCATAAGTTTTTTAACATTTTCACCAAAGTGTTCGATCTCTTTGTCAAGATCAACACCTTCGGCAGCCTCTTTCGAGGCCACCACAGCGTAAATATCGTTAACTAAGGAATAAATTGATTTCATTTGTACTGCTCCATTAATTCGCTAATTGCTTTATTGGCTTCTTCTACAGTACACTTGAACCATTCGCCTTGTTTTTCGTACCGTTTGTTTAACACTCTATGTGCTTCTGACTCTGCTTTTCTCCGGTCATTCACATCATACTTATAGTATAACACATAATCACGGTATGGGGAAGAGGTTTGATAATTATTTAAACGATCCTCCGCATCAACAGCCATACCAACTTTTACCCACTCTGGGAAGTTTTCGTTATAAACGATGTATACCTGGCCTTGAGTGCTTGTTTTGTACTTCTCAAGAGAGCTAAACGCAGCGTCCTCAAAGTTTTTATAACTTCCTGGTTTGTGCAAAGGGTGGTTTGTAGGGATGTACTTACCATTGACAAACATCCTTTTTTTGTTCTTGCGCTGATGTGTCATTGCTTTCTGTTTTTTACCGGCATTAGGCTGTACGTACCACAATTCGCCATCAATCATTTGGTATCTTTCTGGTTTATGTGCAATCATTTGGAAATCCTCTTGATCTTTATCAGTGTGTTTCTGCCCAGTTTCTTCCAACTTTAAACTCCCCGTCCAAAGGACAACGAAGGTTAAATGAAGTACCTGCGGCTTTTAAGCACTCCACAGCCAAGTATCCGTATTTCTCGGCCTGTGGTTCCAAAATTTCCGCCTGTACCTCATCATGGATATTGCCAATAAACTTGTAATCAATCCTCCATTGTTTTGCGTAGTCATCCAGGATAACCAACGCTTTCTTCATAACAATCGCACCGGCAGCCTGTAGCAAGGTGTTCAGTGCCGCGTGTTCTGATCTAATCCAAAGTTTTCTTCCATCAAGGCCGATAAGATAGCCTCGCCCAGCTGCTCGTGTAACACGCTCTCGTAGGTTTTCAAGAGAAGGTGTATTTCGTAGAAATCGTTGTTTGAGGTCTGCACCATCCTTTGCAGTTCCTCCAACGATGCTTCCAATCTTGGCGTCTCCTGCTCCGTAGAGGAAAGCATAGATGAAAGTTTTAGCCTGAGGTCTCGTCTCAAGTCCCGCAGCCAACTGATTTCTTGTGTGTATGTCTTCCTTGAGTAGGACATTCGTAAAATCCTCGTCATTCATGTAATGTGCCAACATCCTGAGTTCTAGCCCAGACGCATCAAACCCAACAAGTTTCTTTCCTTCCGGTACAATCCAACAGCTTCGGCACTCCTCTCCAAACGTTGCATGTACCGAAGGTACTTGAGCCATATTAGGGGACTGGTGGGTCATTCTTCCGGTTACTGCTCCGTTTGAAATGACTCTTCCGTGGACTCTCCCGTCATCCTTTACGTGTTCTAACCAAGAATAAACCTGAGCATAGCGTTTTTGTAGCATCAAGTATTCATTGATTACACGCGCCTCTGGGAGGTCTATGTTAGCAAGTACTTTTTCATCAACTATAGGATTTCCTTTCTCCGTCTCCTTTTCAAAAGCGACACCAAGAGACGCCAGCCTTTCCGCAATTTGCTTTCGAGACCCCACGTTAAAAACAGTAACCTTATCTTTAAGTCTCTTACCAGTTTTATCCGAAAATCTTTGCTCGACAATCGGTGGAAAACGCTCCTGTAAGTCCTGTTCGATTTCATTCATTCTCTCCTTGAATGTTGCACATAACTCATTACAAAGTCTTTGGTCCAACAACCAACCATTCTGTTCCTGCTGATGTATTATCCATTGAACTTGGTGTTCAAGTTTAATACTTTCCTCAGAAAACTCAGTCATGTCCTGTAAAAGACACTGATGAACTGCTTCCGTAACCTTTACGTCCTGGATGCAGTAGTCAATCATTTCTTTTGAAAGACAAGACCAATCATTATGGTCACCCTTAGGAAAACCTAAACGATTACCCCAGTTTCTCAAGGAGTGTCCACCACCTTTACTTGGGTCGGAAAGACGAGACAAAACCAAAGTATCAATGATGCGCTCAGGAGCCACAGAAATGCCCCAGAGACGTTCTAGGATTGGGATATCGTAACCTATTAGGTTGTGTCCAACAACGCTCACAGAGCCATTCAGAGCCTCTGAGAGGGTATCCGGTGTTGTATGTACGATATATTCCTGCTCGTCCTGGTGTTTTGTAACTACACACCAAATAACGCTCGGGTTTAAGCCGTCAGTTTCCAAATCTAAGTAAATCAAAAGTCCGCTCCAATCTCCGGATTAGCCACTTCCGTCATTCTGCCAGTTTGCTTGTCGTACTGTAACCAACAAGCTGGGCCGGTTTCTCCGGAATAACGATTTTTAAGTACTCTTACAGTGGTTGTATTACGTATGTCCTCATTTTCATGCTGCTGATCCCTTTCCATACCGATAACAATATCGGAAAGTTGAGCAATGGCCTGAGAGCCACGTAATTCACCTAGGCTGATTTGAGCACCGTCCTCGTGTGCCTTACCTTGGGAACGCTTGAGGTGTGAAACCAAAAACAAGGTTATACCGGTCTCGGCAACAAGTGTCCGCAAACGGGTCATAATCTCATCAATGGCCTTCCTCTCGTCACCGTGCTCCTGTGAGGAAACAACAATGGCTAAGTGATCAAGAATAACGTACCTACAGTCCAATGCTTTGGACATAAATCGAACCCTTGACAACAAATTATCAGCCGAGGTTGAACCCCAGTGGTCAAACAGGTAGTACCGGTCAGTGCCCAAAGTTGCTTCCCAGAATGGCCGTAGTTCCTCGATTGGTGTATCCTCCTCTAAATGGAGAGGACGATTAGCCGCTACGGACATGATACCAAGGGTTGTCCTAGCCATATCCTCTTCCAGGGCAAGCACACCGATATTACCTTGACAACGTTGCAGTAAATCAAACTCAATTTCACGAATGAACTGAGACTTACCCATACCACTTCCGCTAGTTATGGTAACTAACTCATACGGCCTGTGACCCCTGGTCAGTTCATTCAATCCCTGCCAAGGGTAAA